TCTACTTTGTCTTTAGTTACTGAACCAGCAGCAATACCTACTGTGCCTATGGCTCTACCTAAGAACACACAGTACATTGTGTCTGTAGAAGCAGTAGCAGCACTTAGTGTTAGTGCTGTGCCTGATACTGTATAGCTTGAGTTAGGGTTTTGTCTAACATTGTTGATAAACAAAGCTATATCTTGGGGATCAGATACACTATGACTAAGAGTATAAGATGTTGTAGCAGAAGTAGTAAACTGTTGTTTTTCTAATTTAAGTGTTTTATCTGCTGGTGTGTTACCTACATACGCCATGTTATCTCCTATGTACTAATGCTATCTACGAAACTCACTAAGCAATCTACAGCACTAGCTGTGTCTGCAAATGCTTTCACTACATCACCATTTTGAATTACTATTTTTGAACCTGAGTCGATTAACTCTAATGAACCCCCAACTGGTATAGGTGCATTTTTTATAACATTAAAGTCTGTACCACCTGATGATATAATTACAGAAGCATTTACTGATGCTGTGTGTTTGTTTACTAATCTAATTGAAATCAATGCGTCATCAGAATTTGAAGTGACCAATGTTGTTGGCGATCCTGATGAGTTTGAAATCGAACTAGCGTATGATCTTTCAAAATCTTGAGCCATTGTTTTCCTTTCTTATAAAGCTATTGCCATCGCTACTGCAAAACCAGCACCAGCTTTGGAATCTATTTGTGTTTGTATATCGCTTGACACATTTGCCAAGTAACCAAATTCTGTATCAGAAACATTTGTGTTAGAGCCAATCTTAGTAGCACTAATTCTGTTTACATCTAGTGTTATATTACCAGCAGATGTGACTGGTGATCCTGATATAGAAAACTCTGAACCTGATTGGGTAAGACCAATACTTGTAACTGTTCCTGTGTTACTTGGTGTAACTTGTGTATATGTTATGTTTGTAGAACCAAGTGAGCCATCGCTGTCAGTCGTACAAAGAAATATCTTGTTGTCATTAGTAGATCCTTGATTTACTACTATCAAACCACCACTTAATTCTGCAATTGTATCGTACTGTGGATCTCTTGAAGCAGCTCCACTTGATACTGCCAGGTATAAACCATTTTCAGTAGCATCAGACTGATCTTTGACTAAAACTCGATCACCAGCAACAAGGGTTACACCATCTATGGTATCACCAGCTTCTAATCCATTTGTAAGATTAACATTTGCTGTAGTTGCTACTTCAGCAATAATTCTTGTTCTCAGACCAGCAACTAATTCATCAACATAAGACTTAATAGCTACATCAGAGTTGTTTGAAGGTGTACCAATTCCTGTGATAGATCCACCACTTATAGAAACTGTACCTGAGTTTTGGACTGCCATAGAACCAAGACCTAAGTTTGATCTTGCTGTAGAAGCTGCTCCTACATCTGATAAATTATTACTTGCTGTAAGTTTACCATCTAATTGAGTTTGAACATTTGATGACACAGTACCGATATGCTGAAATTCTGTGTTTGTTACAGAACCATCAGCTATCTTGGTAGCATCTATGCCTGTACCTACTTGCGAATTAGATACTGTGCCTGATAGTGCAGAAGTAGGAATGGCTGAAAATGTATTCGATGCACCACTCATAGTTTTGTTAGTTAAAGTCTCTGAGCCTGTTTTGGTAGCTACAGTAGAGTCAATAGCAAAGGTTACATTGTTTCCTGATGCAGTTGCATCAATTCCTGTACCACCTAAGAGACCTAATGTTTCGGATATGAAATCAATAGAAATTGTAGAACTACCATCTGTAATATCCAGGTTTTGTGCTGTGACTTGTGAGTTTACATAAGCCTTAATAGATTGTTGAGTAGCAAGTTTTGTATCTGAGTTTGATGCTAGATCATCTTCATCTAAGATTGCTGATCCTGAAACCGATGTGTTTATAACAGGACTTGTTAAAGTTTTGTTAGTAAGAGTTTCTGATCCAGCTAATGTGGCAAAGCTCCCATCGCTTAACGCAGAGTTAAATTGAGCAGTAGTACCTGATATGGTGTTACTACCTAATGCTATAGTTTTATTTGTGAGGGTAGCTGTACCTGAAGTGACAAATGCTTTTACGGATTGTTGAGAAGGAGGAATTAACGCACTATCACTCGCCATGTTATCTTCATCGACAACAGGATTAGCTGGATTTGTAAAAACCGAACCCACATAGACTGCAACTGTGGTATCACCAGAGTTTATAGATCCACTATCAAATACAAAGGTTACAGTTGTGTTCGGTGAGGAAAAAGAACTTGTTGCTATTTTACCAAAGATAGTTCCTGTGTTAGATCCTATTACTTTGACTCTACGACCTACATGATAAGTTGATGTAATATTTGCAGCTACAGTAATGCTAGTTGCAGAGGCCCTTGTAAATGTTGTTGTGCCATCACCATCACCTAATAAGAACCACTCTTTGTCATTCCATACTGATCTAACATCTTTTAATTGTTCTCTAATGGCATTGTTTACATCAGAGGGTGACATACCCTCAGAGATATTTACTCCATTAATCGCTGTGTTGCTACTTGCTGTAGTGCTATATGAACTTACTGTCATTGTAATAATCCTCTATTCTGTAATGCTTCATTGTTTTGCATTTCGTTTGATAATAATCCTAGTGGTCTAGAAACTTTTGATGTTGCAGATAATGGTAACTGTCTAATAGAAGTATTTGTAAAAGGTAAATTTCTACCTTTAGCCATTCCATAAATATTAGCTATATTACCTACAAGTCTTGGAGACTGTGCTAATAACCCAGGTATAAAAGCTGCTGGATTTGCTCCTTGAGATACTGCGTATGCCATTGCTGGAACTTGACCACCACCAGCTATGACTCCTTGTAAACCTCTTGGCACATAAGATGATAAAGCACCACCAGCTAATTTAGGCATAATATCAGGGTTTAGTTTTGATACTATTTCAGCTCTATTACCGAAGTTTGATGCTGCATTGTCTTTTACAGCTTGATTTAGTTTTCTGAGTGTAGTTCCTGTGCCTACATTTTTACCTAAACTTAATTCTTTAATTATAGCTTTTTCAGCTTTAGTTGCACTCTCATAAGCATTCATAACTTTTTTGTAATCAGGAACTTCGCTTACAATTAAGTTATAAAGACTTTTTCTTATATCAGCGACAACAGTACCAGGTTGTCCTACATTTATACCAGTTGGATATAATGAATCTATTTCTTGTTTCAAAAAATCTAAACCTTCTGCTGTATGCAAAGATGGATCTTTTTTATATTGATCGACTAAATCTTCAATTTCTTTTAATTTTCGAGATGAGTCTTTATTTAATTTTAATTTACCTTGTGATCCTATAGTGTTTTTGCTTTTGTATTTTGCTATAAGATCATCGACTTTATCAAAGTTAATTTTTGTTTTACCTAATTGTAACCCTGAAATTCCATCTTTATATGTTTTACTTTTTGCTTTATTTATTTCTTTTATAGAATTGTAAGCATCAGTTACAACACTCTCTAAATCTTCACCTCTCATACCCTCTTTGAATTTCTTTTGTCTTGTACCACCTTCAGCACCAGCTTCTATTGCTTCTTTTATAGCCCTACCACCAGCACCGGTTGTTGCACCAAAGAATTGAGTAGGAAGTTCACCAGCTAATGATGCACCTTTACTCCCTATTTTTATAGGATCAGTAACTTTTGCAGCTTTACTTGCAATAGATGCGACTTGACCACCTTTAGGTGCTAAAGCAGCTCCTCCTGTTAATATAATTGACACATCAGACAACATTCCTACAGGATCAGTAGCAAAGGTTTTTTTTATGTTTTCTAAGCTCCCATATCTTTGAACAAAAAAATTACCCACTTGTTTTGCAATTTCTTCATTACCTTGTTCTCCAGGTCTTATTAAATTAACAACACTAGAACCTAATGAAGCTAAATCTTTTGCTGTTTGGATTGGACTCAAAAATGGTGTTATAACATCTTTTGCAAACTTTTTAGCACTTGAAGGTACATTAGTTATTGCTTGTAAAAATACATTTGAGTCTTGCTTAAACTCATTTAGTCCATCACTAGTTTTTTGTGAGCCAGTAAGGTCGCTTAATTTTAAGTTTTTATCTACCATTAATTTACATCCATTCCTATTGCTTCAGCATTCTCTATTATAAATTTTTGTTCCTCTGGCTGTGCATTTTGGAAATATTCTACAAATTCTTGGTTACTAAAATCTTTGTAATCATCTACTGAATATATTGTAGATAAGAAGGCATCTTTACCATTGTTAATTGCAATATCATTTTCATTAGCTACAGCTTCATCTAGATTAAATGTTGCTTGTCCTGTATAACCTGACATATCTCCATTGTTATTTTGGAAATAAGTTACTGCTGCTTGTTTAGACTCAATCATAGCTTTAATTCTTTCACGCATTCTTTCTAATCTAATAATGTTCATTTCTTCACTTAACATAGGGTTGAATGCAGCTTCAACTAATCTGTTACCCTCTCTCTCAGTAAACTGAGCTCCAAGTGTTGCTCTTAGACCTTGAAAAACGATAGATCGTATATTGTCTTGAAGATTTAGTGCTTCAGGATTTAAAACTGATAGAACAGCATTTGGAGTTAAACCAATAATCGCACCAGTAACATTTTTATTTCTTAATGTGTCTAATGACTCGTCTAACTTTTTTAAATTCTCTAATTCAACTTGATATGAACCAGTTTCTATCCATTTAATATATTCTGCTGCATATTTTTCATTTACTTTTTCATAACCTTTAGAAGTTCCATCATTAATATTAAATGTTGTGCCACCACTGCCTACTGAGGTTATTTTTCCATCTGGAGCAACATTAACTAATTGTTTAGTAGTTCCTCCTTTACCATCAGGCACATCAATAACTGTTTGTGTAAATCTTCCTTCTGGTTTTGCTGCTTCTTGTTCTTGTAATGTTAATTGTCTTTCTAATAATAAATTCTCAAATTCTTGTTGTTTTCTTTCTGCCTCAGTTTGATCTGCCTCAGTCATGTACCCAAGTCCTTGAGCTATAGCTTGGCCAAAAGAAACAGGGGTTGTGGAATAACCACTTGCCTCTAACAAGCCTCTTGCAAAACCAATACCTTGAGGACTTGATGCAAAATCTAATAAATTTTGACCTAATTGATTTGGAGGCACATTAGGTTTTTGTTGTGTAGGTCTTACAAAAGCTGGTTTGGCATATACATTTTTTGCACCTTGTTCCATACCAGCAGCAAAAGTATTTTGAGGAAGCATTTGAGTTCCTCCAGGTGCATTTGCACCCATACCAGTTAGAGCTGAAAATCTACCTCCAGGATTATTAGCACCCATAGACATTCCTCCAACATTTAAAGCTGAGTAACTTCTTGGAGTCGTAAATGTAGAAAATGGTGTTGTTCTAGGTGTTCCCATTCCACCAACATTCATATTAGGTATGACATTCATTGAAACATTTAAAGGTGAAGAAGGTATAAGACCTCTATTTTGTAATGCTCTTGCTACCATTAAAAGAACCCTCCAAGTAATCCACCTCCAATAGCTCCCATACCAGCACCGACTCCAGGTATCAATCCAGCTAATCTAGCTCCAGCTAATGCTCCACCAAGTAATCCAGCACCAGTATTTCTAAAGACTGGTTGTGTTGATATAGTTGTTGATGGTACAGCAGCACCTAGTGAACCTAAGTATTGGTTTAATTTGATGTAAGGTTGCTGTTGGTTGTAATCATATCTAGCAATAGCATCTTGTAGTTTTGCCATTTCTAGTGCTTCTCTTTCTTGACCGACTTGTTGTAATCTTGCTATATCGTTGAAATCCATTTCACCTAGTTGAGGTGCAATCTGAGTAGCTTGGAACTGTCTATCTCTTTCACGATTAAACTGATCTCCGTAAACTTTGTTTGCTAATTCACCAAGACTTCTTGATAAGACTTCTTGATTAGCAGCAGATCCTAATCTACCAGCTCTACTAAACTGTGATTGTACTTGTGAGGTTACATCACCAGCCATTTGATTAAACAATGCTTGTGAGTAAGGATTTGTTGTTGGTGATAAATAATCACCTGATAAGACTCTGTTTATCTCTTGTTGAGAAGAACCTAATAGTGGATTGCCTTGTAAAGCTCTCGCACTTGCTAATTGTAAAGCTGTTTCTGTTTCTGGTGCAAAGTCAACAAAAGTGTTATTAGGAAAAAATGTTGGCATATTAGGGTTTTCATATAAATCCTGTGCTGCATCTATCGCTTGAGTGTAATATGGCCTAATAAACTCTGATGGTTCACTTGCAGTTGTTGTAGTTACATTTGTTGGGTTTGATCCTTTTGACATGATTATATTTCCTTATTTAGTAAGTATGCTTTAACTTTAAATCCTTTCAATTTTCGTACCCATCCTTTGCGACCAGCGACTTCGATATGAGTACAATTTTCTCTTTTTGCAAATTTTTCTATAATTATTTGTATTCTCTCTAACCAATTCTCTAAGTTTGTTCCTCCAGCTAAAAAATATCTTAATACTTTAGACTGTGGGTAAACTGCTATTTCAGTAACAACAGCACTTTCAACTCGATCATTATTCCAACTTATAAAAAGTTGCATACGATCATCTATCAGACCTTCATATATATCCTCTATTGCATAAGTTTCGTCTAATGCTTTAACTAAATATGAAGAAACTTGTTTCCATATAAGCTCAACATCTTCACTAGGTACTCTAGTTATTACATCATCCGATGACACAGTATGATAAGTTTTGGTCTGTATTGCCTGAACTTGCATGAGTTAGTGTAGAACTCCCATTTGCTCTTGCAGAAACATGAAGTCCATTGAGAGCTGTTCTGCCATTTGCAGAAGTTGGCATAAACAAGATAATTGAATTACCACCTATTCTTGCATCTGTAAGAGTAGTAGTAGTTTGATTTGCCCTTAATGTTATTGTTCCTGTACTGTTTAACTTTCCATTGATTGTATTGTTCAATGATGTTGAAACTAATCGTAAGTGTTGTCCTTGATCTGGTATCGATAAAGGTACAAAAGGAAACTGATTATCTGCCACCTTCAGGTCTCGCTTCTATATCTACACCACTAAGAGTGTTGAAGTTTCCTGTCACATTTACTCTGACTCGATGATACCTTGATGTTGATCTTAATGGACAAGTACCACTATCATTCGTTGATACAGTATCTCCAACAGATATACTATCAAGCTGTGAATTTCTTGTTATTGGTGTAACTGTGACTGTAGTATTAGATGTGCCATCTACAATCGGTCTGCATTCGATTAGTGTTGATCTTTTATTTTCAGCTCCTTCAAACTCTGTCGTGTCAACTGTAGCTGAAAGACTAGTGGCTAAGAATTTTCCAAACTTATGCTCACTATTAAAACCAGCAAGACCTACAATACCTTCTTTGTAAAAGTAGGAGTCTAATGACTTTGTTAAGTTATCTAAATTACCTAACACATCTAAACTTTCTAAAGTTGTAAATGCTTCTTGAGAGGCACTAGATATAAACTCTAAATCTAGTCCACTTCCTGTACTCCATTTATCTACACTATAGTTATAAATCAAAAACTTATTATTTGTAGTTCCAGTAGCACCACCACCTCGATATGACCACACAACAATACTGTTGTTAGGATCTATCGCACTTGTAATACCATCTAAATTTGATGATAAATCATCAAAGAAAAAATTATCAACACGACCATTACCTATGGGTGTTAGTTGCTGTCCACCAGTAAGTTTGTAAAAACCATCCTGTGCTAAGAAAAAAATCATATTACCATAGGAAGCCACAGACTTTGGTGCAAAAGCTCCAATATTATCTGCAATCTTGTCAAACTGAAATACTAATGGAACACCGACATAAGACATTCTATAGATTGCCTTTTCCATAAATATTACACCAGCAGACTCACCACCAACTATTGCTTGAACATTTCCATGACTTCCAACAATATCTTGAAAGCCTGACTGTGTTGATTGGCTTGGAGTCCAGGTAGAACTATCATTAATTCCTGACCATTTTACTCTTTGATTGTAAACTGTTCCTGACTCGTTGGTATGACCTACAACAACAAAGTCTCTAATAACAGCTATAAACTTAGCTTTTAATGCTATCAGATCACTAAACGCACTATCTACACCTTCTTCAAACTTTTGTATGTTATCTGCAAAGTTAGTTGCAATGATGTTTGAACCAAACTGTGTAAAGGCCCAGAAGTCTCTAGCATTTTCTGTAGTAGAGTTGTTATAGCCACCAGCTTTACTTTTATCTTGAAAGACTAATGAGGAGTCCATCTGATAAAGTTTTGATCTGTCACCAGCATAGTTTGTTGAACCACCAGTACTAAAACTTGTGAATAATCCTACAGCAGCATTTGATAATCCTGTTGTTGTCAATGTTTGAAAGCCTGGAAGAGCTTGATAACCTTTTTTTAAAGGAATTACATTATCTACTTTCAGAGCTCCTGAGTTCTGATAAGTAGGTAGATCAGCTTGTAAATCACCGAACTCAATCATTTTATGCTACCTGAGGTGTGGACATCTGTAGAGGTGAAGATGTGGTAGAGCCTCTTGAGGATGTTTCATTAGCATTTTTTAATGCTTCTTTATAAAGATTACCCCAAGTGTTAATTCTTTCATCTTGCATAATAAAAGGTGCTGCTTCTGCTAAAGAACCATATAAATACAATTCAGGATAATTTGTTAAAATTGTGTTAGTTGAATTACTATCTGATAACGCAGATAGTGTTTTATAAAAATTAATTTGTAAAGTAGTCGCTGAGTCTGGAGCTCTACCTAAAAGTATATTTGTTCCGACTATAGTAAAAAATTGTGGCTTACCTTTACTCTGACTATCATTATATTTGTTATAAAAATCAGTATTACTAATAAATCTAAGAGTACAGTAAGGATCACTTTGAAATATAACTGTGGTTGCCTCTAAATAGCCTGTCGGTAATGTATAGCTTTGTGTACCAGAGACAGTTGTTATAGATGTGTCTGTGTTTACCATTTCTCTTACTCTTAGCTCTCTGTTCAATCTAGCTTCAGTAAGTCTGATAAAATCAGCTAAGTTTGCTGTCAAATCACTTCTATTGAGATAACTTGCTATCGCTGTTTTTAAGTTATCAAAAGTATCTAATGCCATTATAAGTTTCCTGTATATATTCTAAAGTGTCTGTTATCTGAGTCGTTTAACCATCTGAAAAATCTAGTTTTATCAAGGACTTTTCCATTGTAATTTAGTATGCCTTGTTTAGCTAATTGATGAACTACTATGTTTGGTAGCCTTGCAACTCGGTAACCCTTCTCGTTTTGCATCGCCTTAGACTTATAAGCACCTTCATTTTGTGCTACTTTGTTTGCGTCTAAAATTTCTTTAATAGATGCTTGATCTTGGTAGTTTTCTATATGAAATTTATTCTCAGCCTCATCAACAATAAGATTAGTTTTTACTGCTGCTTGATCGTCAGGATCATTAAGTGAGAATTTTTTAGCCATTACTTTATTGCTTTTGCGATCATCATATCAACTGTGTCGTTGATCTCTAATCCTTGGTTGCTTCTCATACTTAACATCGGATCATACTTACGATCTCCAGGTGATGTCTGTTTAGATTGTCTTTTACCAAGACCTCTTGAGATTGTTTGATCCTTCTTAATTGCATTAGCAACTACTTTGTAAAGTCTTGATGAATGTTTTTTGTTTGCGAATATTGTCATTGTTTCCTCTCTAATAAAAAAGGGAGGGCATAAAATCCCTCCCTGTCCTTGAACTACAATTATGCAGTTAAGTTAAATATACCAAAGTTTGCGTTAGGTGCTTTTGCACATAAAGTGTACTCAGCTAAGAGTAACTTCTTGTCTGAGTCACCAGTTTTTGCAAGATCAGTTGTTTGGAATGGTCTTAAAAAATCGACTGACCACATATCCATTTGGAGGATATCTACTCTGTTTGCTTGTTGATGTCTGTTAGGTACAAATGCAACTTCACCGAAATCTGACACATAAATATCTGTTGTGCCGATAGAGACTCTATCTGAGGCATCTTTGTACTTTGACGCTACCCCTGCGAAGCCACTAGCAGTCTGCTTATGGGATGGTGACATCATTACTGTCTCAGGTTCTCCACCTAATTCAAAGGCTTTTAAAAGACCAGCTTTTAATAGTGCCTCTGTAAAAGTTCTGTTAGAACCACCAGC